TTATGAGTGAAAGAGAAGATATAGCAGGAAATATAATAACAGTTTTAGACGCAATGAGTTCTCCAGAGTTAAAAAAAATAACAAGAGAACCATTTAGCGAAGATGAATTGTCTAATTCTCAATTCCCTTGTGCATTTATACAAAGTGGAACAGAGATTAGAGAAGATAGAACACTCTCGGCAGATAGAGAGGGAACTATTGATTATGTCATAGTTGGGTTTGTTAAAGGAACGACCTCAAATATTGACACTTTAAGAAATGAACTAATATAGCTGGAATAGAAACAGCTTTAGAAACTGACAGATCAAGAGCAGGTAATGCTTTAGATACCCAAGTTGTAGAAGTATCTACTGATGAGGGTGCGATTTATCCCTATGGGGGTATTCGAATAGTTGTGAGAGTTCTCTATCATTATGATAAGGGAACACCATAATAGGAGGTAAAATATGGCAGAACGAGTTAAACTAATTATGCCAAATGGAAAAGATGAAGTTGAAGTTTGGGATAGTGATGTTGAATATTATGAAACAATAGGTTATTCAGCAAATGTTGAAAAACCTAAAAAATCTAAAAAAGGAGGAGATAAATAGATGGCGACACATACAGGAAGTGCAGGAATAGTTAAAGTAGGTTCTAATGCAGTAGCAGAAGTAAGAAGTTTTTCACTAGATACATCTGCTGAAATTTTAGAAGATACAACTCTTACAGACACTTCAAGAACATACGCAATTGGAAAGAAGGGAGCCACAGTTTCTGTTGAATGCTGGTGGGACGAAACTGATACTAATGGACAAATTGCAATAGCAGAGGGAAACTCTGTTGTGCTTAATTTATACCCTGAAGGAGCAGATTCTGGAGATTACTATTTTTCAGGAACTTATCTTATTACTGGACAATCAGTATCAACACCAACAGATGGTATAATAGAATCCACTTTTAGTGCAACAATGACTGGTGCATTGACAAGAGGAACTGTGTAATTGACACAATGCAATTCATAATTTATATTATTATTCATGAATGATAAAAAAGACTGGAAAGCGATTGATAGTGTCATTAATCACTTTAATGCACATGATATTAGAAAAATAGAAGTGCCAGAATGGAAAGGTAAAGATGGAGGAGCATTAATTATTTATGTTACTCCCTTTACCCTTACAGAAAAACAAAGAGTGTTTAATAGAGCTAATGTTTCTGATGTAGGAGCATTAGCAGATATTGTTATTATGAAAGCACAAGATGAAAAGGGGAAAAACTTATTCACTTTAGAAGATAAACCAACCTTAATGCAAAAGGCAGATGCTGACATAGTAGCACGAATAGCAAATGAGATAACTACACCAAAGACTGATTTACAGTCAGAAAAAAAAAATTAAAAATAGACCATGAGCAATTTGCTGTGATGTTTGTAGCAGAACAGCTAGGTATGTCTTTAACAGAAGTTGGGAAGATGTCTGTTGAAGAATTTATACAATGGATTGCTTATTTTGAAGTAAAAACAGAAAAAGGAAATAAAAAATAATGGCAGCAACACAAAGAATGAACATTGATATATTAGCTCGAGATAAGACAGCTAAAGCAGTCAATAGTTCAAGAAAAAGATTTGATGGATTAAAGAAAAGTTTATTTAATGTAAAAACTGCAATGGCAGGTATTGGGTTTGGTTTACTTGCAAGAAACCTTATTAATACTGGTAAATCTGTTGAAAGTTTAAAGGTAAGATTAAAGTTCTTATTTGGCTCTGCTGAAGAGGGAGCAAAAGCATTTGAGAAGATGTCAGAATTTGCCAGTAAAGTTCCTTTTTCATTAGAACAAATACAACAAGGAGCTGGAGTATTATCTGTTGTAAGTAAAGATGCTGACGAATTAGCTAAGAGAATGGAGATAACTGGTAATGTTGCAGCAGTTACAGGATTAGATTTTAAAACAACAGCCGAACAAATACAAAGGTCTTTATCAGCAGGTATTTCTGCAGCCGATTTATTCCGAGAAAAAGGTGTTAGAGATATGCTTGGTTTTAAAGCAGGTGCAACTGTATCAATAGAAGAAACTGCAGCAGCTTTTGAAAGAGTATTTGGTAAAGGTGGTAGGTTTGGAGGTGCAACTGATGAATTAGCCAATACATTTGAGGGAATACTCTCAATGATTGGGGATAAAATCTTTACATTTAAAACAACAATATTAGATGCAGGTTTATTCCCAGAGTTAAAAAGACAATTTGGTGATTTAAATAATTTTATTGCAGATCATGGAGAAAAAATAGATGCTGTTGCAAAAAGTATTGGAGAAGCATTAGGTAAAGCAGTTGCAGGAACTGCTAATGTAATGAAAATTTTGGTAATAAATAGTAATTTAGTTTTACTTACTTTTAAATTAATTATAGGGTTAAAGATTGCCCAAGTATTTTATGGATTAGTTATAGCAATCAATCTGACAAGCATTTCTATGTTAAGATTGAATACTCTAGTAAAAAAGAATGTTCTTATAGCATTAGCGACTGGTGCTATTACTTATAGTTTACTATTTTGGGATCAGATAGCAGCAAAAATTAAAAAATTAAGAGGAGAGGTAGAAGAATTAGAAGCAATTTTACCTAAAGAAGATAAACCTTTACCAGGATTAGGAAACGAAGAAAATGTTGAAAAAATAAAAGATATAACAAATGCAACAGCAGAGTTAAAGAAAATTACAGATAGCTTGATGACTACACACGAAAAAGCACAAGCAACTTTTGATGAAACTTATGAAAAATTATTAAAAAATGCTGCATTTCAAAAATTAAATAATACAGAACAACTTGAAATAGTTGGTAGACTTACAGCAGAATTTGAAAAAGCAACTGAAGAAGTAGATAAATTAACAGAAGCAGAAGAAAGAGCTAGAGATATTGGTAAAGAATTAGGTCTAACATTTACATCTGCTTTTGAAGATGCAGTAGTAGAGGGTAAGAAATTTAGAGAAATACTACAAGGAATATACAAAGATATATTAAGAATAATGTTAAGAAAAACTATTACTGAACCTGTTGGAAAATTTTTATCAACAGCACTTTCTGCTGGAGTAGGATCTTTATTTCCAGGCAAACAATTTGGTGGTTCAGTTGCAGGAGGAAAACCACATATAGTAGGAGAAGCTGGACCAGAGTTATTTGTTCCAGGTTCATCTGGTAGTATTGTTCCTAGTCATCAATTAGGTGGAGGAGCAAATATAGTTCAAAATATTAATGTATCTACTGGTGTTCAACAAACAGTAAGAGCAGAAATTATACAATTAATGCCAATGATTAGAAAAGCAAGTGTAGAAGCTGTGCTTGAAGAACGATCAAGAGGTGGTCAAATGGCACAAGCAATGGGAGCAGTATCTCAAAATTCATAAAGGATAAATAAATGACAACTTATGCAATGCCAACAACAATAAATCCAAAATCAGCAAGATTTGGATTAGTAACAAACACAAGAAGTTTTGTAAGTCCATTGAGTGGTGCTGTTCAAACAACAGCTATGAGTGGAGCAAGATGGACAGCTACATATTCTTATCCACCAATGACACATGCTGAATCAGGAGAATTTCTGGCATTTCTTATTTCCTTACAAGGAAGTGAGAATAGATTTAATGCTTGGGACCCATTACATAAATTAAAAGGTAATAGAGGAACACCCACAGGCACACCATTAGTTGATGGTGCTAGTCAGACTGGAGTAACATTGGCGACTGATGGTTGGAGCAATAGCACTTTAGTTTTAAAAAAAGGTGATTATTTTGTCGTCAACTCAGAATTGAAGATGGTAACAGCAGATGAAACATCTGATGGTAGTGGAGATGTAACACTTAATTTTGAACCTGCATTAAGAGCAAGTCCATCTAATAATGCCGCATTAACAATATCTGCTTGTACAGCAGTAATGATGTTAGTTGATGACAACCAAACAATGTGGGATCAAACAAGTATAGAAAATTATGGATTAACCTTTAGTGGTATTGAGGCATTTACTTCCTAATGAAGTGGCAACAAAAAGGTAAAGGTAGAAGAAAACAAGGATCTAAACAAAGACAAGCAAGAAGAAGAAATCGTAAAAGGAGGTAAACATGAAAGTATGGTTTTTAATGATTTTTTTTGTGCATATCTCTCAGTATGGTTCATCATCTCCAGATAATGTAAAATTTATTAAAGTTGATAAACAATATAATTCTATGAGAGAGTGCCAAATGGAAGCACGAAAAGAAATTATAAAATTAATAAAAGAATTTGATTTTAAGTATGATTGGAAAGTAGCAAAATGCACCGATAGTAAGTTTACTACATATCTATATCCTGATGCTAAAAAAAAGATAGAGCAGGAGAAGGATTATGAAGTCTATTCCATCAAGACTAAAACAATTAATTAATGATATTTTAACTATCAAAAGAACTGGAAAATTATCAGGTCATACAGGTCCACATGGAGCAAAACCAAATAAACGATAAAGAAATAACAAACGAAATATGTAAAATGTGTTTTGGTATTGGGTTTTTAATTTATTGTGTTGTTCCACCAAAACCTTGTCCTAGATGTAAAACAAAAGGTGTAGTTAAAATAAAAAATTGAATTAAAAAAACAGAGAGAGTAGTATCGAGTACTATTCAACAAACTACTCTCTCATATATAGTAATATTTGTTAAAATTACACATAAATAACATAATGTTACCTATAGGAAAATTATAAACTATGACAAGAACAATTGCAACTGCGAATAAAAATGAAACTACTGGAGAAGTCTTTAGACCTGTTTTATTTCTCTACCTAGATTTAGATGGTGGAGATGTAATAGTTAATTCATCTGACCAAGATATTGCATGGGATTATGATGGCGATAGTAGTGATGAAACATTTACTGGTGTTGGACAATTTGGAAGTGTATCAGTAATAAATGAAAGTGCTGATTTAAAAGCATCAGGAATACAATGTATGCTTTCTGGGATTCCAACTACTCATATTAGTAATGCTTTATCTGAAAGTTATTCTGGCAGAACAGCAAAACTATATATAGGATTTTTAAATTCTAGTAGAGTATTAGTAGCCGATCCAATGGTTATATTTGCAGGAAGAATAGATGCTATGGATATTCAAATAGGAAAAACTGCAAGTGTATCTGTTTCAATAGAATCAAAGCTGGTGGACTGGGAACGCTCGCGAATTCGCAGGTATACTAACGAGGATCAAAGGAACTTATATTCTACAGATGAATTTTGTGAATTTGTTGTGCAAACAGTCGAGAAGGAGTTGGTATGGGGACAAAAAACATAACTAAATTAGCAGAATATTTAAGTAAAGTTCAAAACAAACCTTTTAAATATGGAACTTTAGATTGTGCCATCTTTAC